TCAGTTATATTTCCTTAGAATTTCCTTGTCTCTAATGATATTCATTAAGGTACTTCCTTTTATTTCTTCACCATTTATTTCCTTTGCTAGTTCGTAATTGTTAAGCGTTTTTATGAAACTTATTAGGCATAAAACTGCAAGGTATACGAGGGCTATTATTGTGAATATTTGGTATAATATTATTTGAGGCCTGATGTTTTGACTTGTTGTGTTGAAAAGTATAAATGCAATTAGGAATAAAACTATATATCCGGCAAAAGTTGATCCGAGGTGCAATTTGGGGTGTTGTAATTTTAAAAATACCTTCCCACTTTTTTTTACATATTCTAGTTGTTTTTTATTTTTCCCGAATTGCTTCATTTGACCTTCTGTTAATAGCCTTTTCTCAAAGAATGTAAACTCGTTATGGGTTAGGTCTGAGCTAAGATAGCTATTGGTCAGTAGCAATTTATTATGTCTTCTGTCTCCTGCAGGGAGTGCGTTTATTGCGGTTATATAGTCTGTAGTGTTTTTAAGTTTTTGAGATCTCATTTTTACACTGATAAAAACCAGACCGGATATTGCGCCTAATAAAGGTGTGGCTGCTGCTATATATTTCAATAGTGTTATTAAATTAATATCTTCCATTCTATGCCTTTACATTTGAATCAAATAAAGTACTCGTCTGACGTTATTTAGAAGCTTGGTTCTTTTCGTTGCTTCTGTTTCGTGACTGCAGGTTTAGGTTCTGTTGCGGTTGGCGGGGCGAAAGCTGCTGCGATGGCTTCTTTTACGGCTGATACCTGATAGTTTCTTTGGGCTTTGATTCTGATTAGTGGCAAGCCTGCCGATTCGCAAGCGCCTTCAAGGAAAGCGTCGCGTTTGATCCGTGCTTTGCTGTTGTGACTGCTGTCGTCTAGTTCAACTGCTGCTTTTACTTCCAGCGTTTTAGGATCGCATAGTAGGTAGTCGAAATGCTTCGCTGATATCCGGTTGAATGCGACCTGCCAGTTTTTACGGCTTAGTCCTTTTTGTGGTGCCAACACATCAGCAACCCGGACTTTTCCCAGTATTCGATATTCGTTGGCTGTCGCCAGGTCTAACACGCCGAGAAAAGATCGTTCTGCGGGTGTGAATAGTCTTGCCTGCTTGCGGTAGTTAAATTTGCCTGAGGTCTTTTGCTTCGCGGCAATAACCAGAACTGCCAGGATTATTAGAATTAAAAAAAAGATTTCCATTTGAACTCCTGTAATGGGATTCCTGAGCCGCTAAAGCTTCCACCTGTCAGCGGCTTTTTTGCAATTAGCCAGCCTTGGGGGTTGGCTTTAAGTTTGTATGTGCCTTCTTCGTAAGAGGGCTAATTTGTCCAGCCTCGGGCAATTCTTGCCCTGTTGCTAGCCAGTAGCAGTATTCTGGACATACTGCTACCAACGCCTCGATGTCTGTTGCTCTTAGCTCTGCTTTTCCTGCCTTAACGTTTTTCCATCTGTCCGCTTTGATGCCCGTCCGTTCTTCCAGAAAGGGCGACTTTAGCTTCTCTAAGTCCATCAATAGCGCCAGTCTTTCGCTGGGCGTCATTCCCATATAAAAATACAATCGAGTAATATGTACTCTATATCTAGTAAATATTACTCGTTCCTCTATAGTGTTCTTGTCAGGGTGTTGCAGCACCCGCCTTTAATACTCGTAACCGCCCAACGTACCAGAAACGCCGAATCTGTAAAGGCATTGGTGCGGGGTAAGGGGAATCAGAATGGCTCAATTCGTCTCTGCTGAGTTTCAGCGCCTTCAGTCTCTGTACGCTAACGCTGAGCTGGCTCATGCCATTGCGCTTCATGATCTTGGTAAGGCTGATAACCGGTTTCTCTCTGAGCGTATCCGGGCTGTTTCAAATATTCAGCATGACAAGCCCGCGTTTTCTCATCGCTTTACCGGTAAGAAGGGGTATAGCCATGACTAAGCAAGATGTTGAAAACCTCTTAGAGGGTGTGATTAGTCTCTCTGTCGATTCGCCTTTATCTGAGCATAAGTTCACTGATCAACAAATTGAGCTTATCAGGTCTTATAAAAGAGCTTTGTTAAAGCATTTGTCTGATTCGGAGTCTCGCCATGATTAAGCCTGTTTCTCCAATTCCTCTTCAGGCTGAACTGATTCCGGTGGATGAGTCCGCGCTGCTTGCCGAATTCCGCGCCACGTTTCACAACGAGCAGGCGCACATGCCTGAAGTCAGCCTGCGCTATCTGCTGTGGCTGATCCTCTCCGAACAGCCTGCAGCTGATGTTAAACGCTTCGCTAACCAAGTCCGTATTGATCTGAATGAACAGCGCCTGGCATCTGCCGTCCGCGCTGGTTTGGTTCCAACCCGTTTTTGTAATGTCGGCGGTCACGCTCTTGCCGTCGGCTGAAAAGTGAAGAGAGCTATCTGAGGAAATAACTATGCAATTTCAAATGCCAGTGACCCTGATCGGTGGAATGTCGTTTCAACCTGATAACGGCAATCGTATCAATCAACTGTATGTAATTAATGCTGACCCAAGTAACACGATGTACCGGGGTTATGTGCCAGCCAAAATGAGCTGTGACCAGGCGATCGTTGATAGCTTGTCGAATAATCCCGCTGATTATCCGATGAATGTCACGCTGATCGTTCTGAATAAAACGCAAGGCGGAAAAACTGTACAGCACGCGCTTTCTATTGTGCGCGAACCGGCTAAGAAGGCTGGGTAATTAAATGAATTATGTGCTCGTCTGTGATGAACCCATTACGGCGGCGCTTGAATGCTCAAGCGGCTGGAAGGTTACGACCTATACCCAGTCGTTTGACATCTCAGAACTGTCTCCTGAGACGGCTCTGAGTTACTTCTCGGCGGGGTTTATTCTGCCGGTTGTTCCACTGGCTGCCGCATTGGGCGTGGCGGTCTTACTTAAATCGATTAAGGGGTAATCCTATGGATGCTGCTGCTGTTACTGCCATTACTGGTGCCGTTGATTTCGGAACCGTTGTAACTGGTCTGGGTGCTATTGGTGCTGCTGTTGCGGTTGTGTATATCGCAATGCGTGGTGTCAAGATGCTGCTCGCTGGTATCCGTTCCTGACGGGGTGGGGGTTGGATTTATTCAGCCCCCGATTTTTATGCTTGAACTGTATCACTTCTCTTTTTTTGTCTCTGGCCTTGTTACTTGCTTCCTGTTTTTTAACTGGATTCGTTAACGGTCTTTATCTGAATTCTCTAGTGAGCCTCTGAAATGAAATACCTGTTTTTATTGCTCGCTTTTTTTTCTGCTGATGTTTTTTCTAACGGTTGCCCTTATGGTTACCGTAATGATGCACCTTATTCAGTTGGTTCTATAGAAGCTGCTGAGTGTAATTTGAGTCAAGTTCCATCTTCCAGAATCGCCGTTACCGGCTGTGTTAAAAACCAGTCTTATTATGCTTGGACTGTTCAGGTCGTTAAACCTGAAGATTGTGCAGTCCCAGCTGATGACACGGGCGAGGATGGCTGTTTTCCAGAACAGAAAAATAATGAATTTGGCACTTGTTCCGGGCAGGAGTTGAAAGAATGTACTTCTCCGAATGGTGAAGTTTATAGAATCGAACAAACAAAAAGTTGTTCTGATTATTGTCCCGGTGCAGGTATAGGGAATGGCGGTGTTGGGCGGGGTTCTGTTCATAAATGCGACGGTCCTTACGGCGACCCTAAAACCCACGCTGAAAACTCTTGTTTAAATTATTTAGCTCAAAACCCTAACGGCATTTGCCAGTCTTCTACCGATGATCCGTCAACGTCTAATGATGAATCTAAAAACTGTTACGACTACTCTCCTACTTCCGGCGGTGCCGTTGAAGTTATGTTTACTGCTTGCCGCAATCTCGGCGGTAATGGCACAGAGCCTGGTGATGGCACAGAACCGGGCGACGGCACAGAACCGGGCGATGGCACAGAACCGGGCGACGGCTCAGAACCCGGCGATGGCTCACAGCCTGGGGATTCAAATAATGACGGTGTTCCGGATAACTGCGAGTCTGCTGTTCAAAATTTTCAATGCCCAACTGAACAGGGCTATAAAGTCATTGTTCAGGATGCTGCTACTTGCTCTCTGCTTTGCCAGCCTCCCTCTACTGATCCAACAGACCCAACAGGGCCCGGAACGGGTGATGGCGGCGATTCTGGTGGCGGCGATACCGGTGGTGATGGCGGCGGCACCACCGATCCTACCGATCCGGGTACAGGTGGCGGCGGTACCGGTGGCGATAACCCAACGGGTGACCCTCTGGGTATTGATAACTTCTCAAGTCTTAAAGAAAAAGTCGCCGCTAAAAAGGGCGAGTATTTCGACAAGCTGGAAGAATATCAGGATCGTTTTTCAGATTTACTGAAGCTGAACAACAACAGCTCTGGCAGCCCGTTTGGCAGCAATAAACTGAACATATTTGGCGTCGATATTGAATTCGGCACCATACGCTTTCAGCCGTTTCTAGATTTCTTACCTGCATTAATTCTATTCATGGCTTCTGTTTATGCAGCATTCATTCTGCTTGGGGGGATGCGTAAATGATTCGCTATATTCCACTGTTTTTATTATTGGCTATTCCGGTTTCCGGCTGGGCTGCTGATTCAGGATCAGCTGTTGAAACCTTATCTATGTATGACTCGCTGTTCACCACCGAATCTTATACGTGGATAGATACCGTGTTTGAACGTGTTGCTGCTTGGCTGATTCTCTGGTGGCTGGAAATCAAACTGTTTGCAGTTGCTTTTAGCTATGACATTGCCGTTCATCTGGTGCAGCAGCTCGGTATCGTTAATCAGATAAAAAGCACCATGTCTGGCCTTAGTCAGCAGGTGTACGCCTTTCTTGATTACCTCAATGTGCTGGAAGCCTTAAATATTGTGCTGTCAGCCCATGCTGCACGTCTGGTTCTGGGGATCATGTAATGACTGCCGTTATTCATCATGGGCCACCGGGATCATATAAAAGCTTTTCCATTGTGCAGAACGTCGTCATTCCCGCATTGCAGCAGGGGCGGACAGTCTGCACCAATATCCGTGGTCTTGACGATATCGAACGTATCAAGTCAGCAATGGCCATTGATGTGCCGGCAGAAGCTCGCCTGATTGCTATTAAGCATGATAGCGATGAAGGTTTTGAGTACATGGCTAAGTTCTTTCAGTGGGCACCACCGGGCGCTCTGATCGTAATGGATGAAGGCCAGCGGGTTTACCCAACACGTTTAAAAACACTGGCCGTATTCGATACGCCAGACTCCGAAAAAGAAACCTTAGACAGTGGTGTTCAGCGTCCCAGTACCGTTGAAAATGCCTTCGACCAGCACCGGCACATGAACTGGGATATTTATATCAGCACCACCAATATCGGGAAAATACACAAAGAAGTACGGGCGGTTGCCGAATACGCATACCGTCACCGTGAAATGTCCGGCGTCGTGCCGTGGTGGAAAAACTCATGGCGGGAATTCAAACATGATGCAGAAACCAGCGGAAAATCCGTTAGTCACTATATCGGAACCCCAGTCCGTAGAAAGGCAGACCCCAGGGTCTTCGAGTGCTACCAGTCAACAGCAACAGGACAAGCTAAAGGGTCTAACGAAAATAAAAGTATTTTTGCTGATCCAAAGCTACGAGTACTGCTCGGATTTATTGCATGTGTTGTTGTCTGGTTTTTCTATAACCTGGTCAAAGTCGTTCAGCATTATTCGGACAGTGAGCCTGTACTTGCTCCGCAGAATATCCCGCATTTTGTTGATGCTCCTGATCATGTACCTGATCGCCGGGGCCATGCGTCTGATCCTGAGACTGTTAGTGGTTTAAAAACAGAAACCATTGATATTGTACAGGGACGAAAAATCTACTACACCGGCACGTTTAATCTGCACCACTTCAGCCTCGTGTCAGACGACGACTATATCAGCCTGACCTCAGATGATTTCAAAGCAGCAGGGTATGAGGTTCAAAAGCTATCCCGCTGTCTCGTCCGTATTGCATCACCGCGAATTACCTATTTTGCACTGTGCTCACCAGAGCCCATAGAACAAGCCCCTGAGCCTGTTATTGCCCAAGTGCTGCCGGGCGGATAGCTCATTCCTGATTAACCGGTTTTGGACGTTCTGTTGTTGTATGAATGTTTAAAAAGAAAAGCCTGATTGAAAGATTGTTAGTAGTAGGGGCGGCTTGTCCGCAAGAGGTAGAACGAAGTTCGTAGGACGTGAGTCCTGATCCTGTGGGTCAAACCGCTTGCGTGTTTGTCCACGGGACTAACTTATGTACGTAAATCAATTCTGCGCGCCCGGCTGATCGACGCAGCGAACAGCGTACTAGATTCAGCCGGGCGCTAGCCATTTGGCTACGCCCATAAGCTCCTGTAACACTTATATTAAAAGGGGGGTAAATCCTCCCACATGCTCCATAAAAGGATTTTTCCATGCGTTATGAATCAAAACCAATGAAACGAATCGGTGATGTTTTTGAGAACCAAAATTCAACCGTATCTTATGACCTGTCCGGTCTTCGTTTTTTGCATTGTGGTGTGGATACCATCAAACAGCTTTTTGACTGTGTGCCTCGTGAAGATGTGCTTGAGAAACTGGCTAACCATTACGACAACAAGAAAACAGACCTGATTGTATTCGGTGAGCATGCATGGCGCTTTTCTCGTGCTGGTAAAACCTCCGGTTATCAATACCTGCTCAAAAACTTAGAAATTGGCTTCGTTGTACTGTTAAAAAGCTTCTATCACGAAGCAGATAAACAAGGTCCACACCTCAAAATCGAAGTCACACCCGAATCTGTCGAACGATACGGTCTGAATCGACTCACCAAAGAATTGCACACTGTAGGCTCATTGTTCGCTGACTCCCTGATTGCTTCCGGGGTTGCTGTTCACATGGCTTTAGATATGAAAGGGCTTGAACTGCCTGAAGACTTTGAGCAACGACTTGTTACGCGCGCACAGCGACAACTCAAGGTGACGGGTATTTCCAATGCGGCCTATGACGCGCGTGGGGCAGCCTTTATTTACGGACAGAATCAAACATACATGTTTGGCAGTGCATCAGGTCTGCAATTCTGCTGTTACGACAAAACAGAAGAAGCCAATCACTCAGACAAAATCGACTTTTGGGAGGATATCTGGAAGAGAACCCCCAGTGCAGAGAACCCAGAAGACACCGAATACAAACGGGGAGATCAGGTTCACCGGGTAGAATTCCGGTTCTCTCACAGAATCATCAAAGAGTTTGAGAACGGCAATCTTCTGAAAACCGGCGAATATATCTGTATTCGTGAACCACGAGACCTCACAAAGCATCTGCGTGGTCTTTGGCTGTATGCCCTCAATAACTTCCGTCTCCAGCATTCCACCACATACATGCATCCCATCTGGCAGAAGCTGATTGAAGACATACAGTGGCAGGACATTCACCCAGACTTTGTGTATTCCCGCGCTCAGAAAATTGCCCAGACAGACACCAGTAAGCGGAACGTTGCCATGTTCATCGGTAATTATTTAAAGCTGGCGGCCCGAAAGGGCCTTAAACCGGAAGTCTGTGTCAAACACATCCTGAGCGCCGGGCTTGATAGCGATGTCGCCCAATATTTCGGCCTGCTTCTCTACGGCAATTCATCAGAGCTTGAATCCATGCTTATGGAATTCGTAGAAGAAAAACTCATTTTCCACCGTATGAATGGGGTAGGTACCAATCAATCTATTAATGCAGTCCCGTTTTAGGAGGATTCCATGGGGTTAAACACTCAACTCATGTCTCTGTCTGAATGGCGGGAAAAGCGTTTCGTTGGTAAGCCTCCCAGCACATCAACGGTTCATCGTTGGATCAAAAATGGTGATCTACCTGCCAAGCGTATTGGTGGCATGTGGTTTGTGATCATCAGTGAAGAACAGAACACTACCGGCGATTCTCTGGTAGATGCAGTACTGCAGGCGTAA